CAGGATGTAGTGGATCAAAAAACGCTTGAGGAATACGGCAAGCGCTATTTCCGTGAAACTCTGTGTGACATGATCGAAGAAAGCCTTGAGATTGATGTTGTAGGCCAGGCAGATCAACCAGTACACATGTTTGATATCGTGAGCATCTTCCACGAGGGCTACGATGTCGATTTGCGAAAAAAGATCACGAAATACAAGTTTAATCCAATGAGCATCAAGCTTGTCAGCATCGGTTTCGGTGAAGTTACTAGAACTTTAGCAGACTCTATTTCAGGAATGGTCAACGATTCTGTCGACAAGAAAATGAAGTCTTATGATGCAGAATATGAAGCGAAAGTGCAGAAGCTTGTAGATAATGCTAATGCTGAGTATGACAAGCAAGCAAAAGAACTGGAACATAAAATCACTGATGGAATCGAACAAGCCAAAGCACAAGCTGAAGTAGTCAAGCAGGAAATTTCGGCTCAAGTAACCGACAAAATCAATGCAGCAAACCAAGCAAATAAAAATGAAATTGTAGAAGAGTTTAAAGCTCAATACAATGGCATCGAAGTGAAGATGCAAGGCTTGAAAGCTACTACTGATCAATTAAAGACTAGTGATGCCGATATCCAGAAGTTAATCAATGACTTCAAAACTCAGACACAAAGCCAGTTTACTGGCATTCAAGGCGCACAATCACGCTTTGAGCAGACGACTGAAAAAGCCATTTCCGACTTAACCAATGTGGCAAATAACAAAGCAGATCGCTCTTATGTCGAACAGACAGTGAATGGCATCAAAGAAGAGTTCACAAGTCTGAAAGTAGGTTCAAGGAACTATGCAGAAGACTATGATTTCACTCGTGGCTTGTGGTTTTTCGCTCACGGTGATTCAAGTGATTCAACCGGCACGGCAGAAAATGGTGTTTATACCATCACAGGCAACACAAATACTTGGAAGCAAGCACAGTTATTCTCTAGCACTGCACCAAGCTGGGCCACAAAAAAAACAACCGCTCTGGATTATCTAGAGAAAGGCGAGCCTTACACTATTTCCTTCTACGCTAAAAGAAACAGTGGATCTGGTACAATGTGGGTTTCTTTGCGTGAAAACAGAAAATCTGGAGGCAATCGAGAAAGAATCTCTGCTCGATTTCAATTGACCGATGAATGGCAATTGTACAAAGTTTCTGTCCCTTCTTTAGAAAAAAGCGATGAGTTTGATTTTTGGCGCATTATTATTGGTTATAGTGAAGCAGGTTCGATTTCGTTCAAAAAGGTGGAATTAACACAAAGCACTACTAGAACAGATGCAGGACCAGCCCCAGAAGATCAAAATTATCAAATAGAGCAAGCACAAGCTACGTTTGAGAAGACGATTCAAGGCCTGTCTACTCAATTAACTAAATTAGAGACTAAAACAGGCCCGAACGGTGAACTTGAACAGCGCATGCAGACATACTCTGAGAAAGCTGCTGTAGACGCTGTAAAAGCAACAAGGCAGATTTTAGAGCAAGGATATGTTGCTAAATCCCAATATACCGAAGATGTTGCTGGCATTAATAGAAAATTTGAAAGTGTTTCAACATCAACTGACTCTAAAATTAGTTCAAAACTTGCTGAATTTAAACAAGGCATTGATGGACAATTCTCAACATTCTCAACTGAGTTCGGCATGAGGCTATCAAGTCAAAACTCTGTTCTAAATGACAAGTTAGATGATTTTAAAGACAGCATCAGTGGACGCTTTGCGAATTATCAGCAAACAGTCAATGGACAAGTGGCAACAATCATCAGCCAATTCGATGGAGTTCTCAAGAAAACAGACATCAACATCACAGATGGTCAGATCTCATTCGGGACAGGTAAGACCATCAATGGTAGAACCATCAGTTCATTGTTAGTACAAGAACCAGAAGCTATTGCTTTAATCGCCAAATTGATCAAGGTGAAAGGTGACATGGTAGTTGATGGATCCATCACAAGCAGGCATTTGGCATCTCAGAGTGTCCGAACCGGTCACATGGAATCTGGCTCAGTAACAACTCAGATTTTGGCCAGTAATGCAGTCACAGCCGATAAGCTTTTGGTAGATTCTGCCATGATCAATAAGCTGGTGTCGAATCAAGCCTTCATCAGGGAATTGACATCACAAAAAGCCTTTATTATCCAACTTAATTCAGTTGCTGTGTCGGCTGAGAGAATCCAAGGTGGAAGGTTGCTATCTAATAATGGTGCGACTGATTTTAATTTAGATAACGGAAGCGTGAACTTTTATTCTAACCAAGGTTCCATCAGACGGATTGATGATACGACATCATCTCAGTTTATCAGACTGGAACAAGGATATTTTAGAGCGGAACGTTTTGAAGATAGAAAGGCTGCTCGGATTGTCATAGGTACGAACCATGATAAGAAAGAGAGTGTAGAAAATGAAACATTTGCTGGCACTCGTCTGTGGTCGGGTAATGGTAACGGAGAAAAGGAATCATTCCACGAAACCGTTGCTGACCGTATCATATTTTACTCTAACGGGAAATTTCGTAGTCCGTGGATGATCCACAATAACACGAGAGATGGATATACATTCTTTATGCCACTGAACGAAAATAGAGTAAAACATGTAATTGGTCGATCAGACAAAAGATTGCACGATATCCACACGAATGAAATCACCTTAAACGGGGTACGGCTCAAGATGATGATAAAAGATATCATGAATCGCATCGGTTATCGTGGTGTTGACAACTGGGCTGATCTCATTAATTAGGAGAAATCAATGAACGAAAACATCTTACTTTCAATGGTCGCTGAATTGAACAAACAATTGAGTGACAAGACGCTTGGTGAAATCGAGTTTAAGGCTCGTTTTACAGATTTGCAATCACAAGTAGCTCAACTTGCTCAAGAAGTTGAAAGCTATCGCTCTGTCCTAGAGTCTGATAAGGACTTGAAGGATCTTTTTGAAGAAATTAAAAACAAAAACGAGGTAACTAAATAATGGATTACAAAGTACAATTTAAATCATACGATGCAGTAGCTAACACTACCAAGGTAGCAATCAAGCAAGACTTTCCTTATCGAGTATTTGAGGAAATTTTGCCAACAAACCGCATGACCGAAGATGATGCGACACTGGTTGAAGCAGTATTGAACATCGTGCGCATGGAGCTTGACACATCTGGTGCAGTCGTGGCAATTAAGAAAGAGTTAGATAAGTCTGTCGAAGCTAACAATGACGCTATTGCTAAAATCCAAGAGTTGACCAAAGATAACGAAGCCATGACACAGCAAATCCAAAGCGTCAAATCTGTGGCAGATTGGGCAGTCCTCGCTCGTGTAACAGATACAGACAATCCAATTGATCCAACTTTGTATGCTCGTGGATTGGAATTGGTAGAAACTGGCCAAACTGGCAAAGAATACAAGGCACACGACATCTTTGTTGTCAACAATCCAAACTATACTGCTAAATATGGCGAAGGCACTCGTGTGTTGGTACAAGTGAACTCAGACTTTACTTACAATGGCGAAAGCGTAGAAGAACTCGAAGGTAAATTGTCGCAAGATGGCAAGTTGGCAGTATGGAAATGGGAACTTCCAAAGGAAAACAAGCCAGCACAACCAAGCGGAGATCTTGAAACACAACCAGTGGCTGCAGCTACACCACAACCAGTACTTTAATTAGAGAGGGGCGTGATCTATGATCCACTTTACACCAGAGGATATCAGTATGATGGTAGGTTTTGTTGGTATCCTCCTTGGAATTTATGGCAATTTTAAAGGAAGTGTCGTGGCGCAAGAAAAGCGCATGGTAGTCTTGGAAAAAGATATCGAAACTATGCGTGACTTTCGTTTAACTGCAGTTAGACGATTAGATAACCACGATGAACAGAATAAGTCTCTATTAATCCTCGCAGAGCAGGTCAAAGCCTTGAGCGAGGATATGAAAGAACTTAAAGCATTAATTCAAAACAAAAATAATTAATAAGAGGTAACACTATGAAAATCAACTGGAATGTACGTTTGAAAAATAAAAACTTTTGGCTTGCCCTTGTACCAGCCTTAGCCTTGCTATTCCAAGCATTCGCCGATATTTTTGGCATCAAATTGGAATTCGGGCAAACGATTGATAAAGTTCTTGTATTTATCAATGTGCTATTTGCCTTCCTTGTGCTTGTCGGGATTGTTAACGACCCAACTACCACAGGATTGAGTGATAGTACACGAGCATTAGGTTATGAAGAACCTAACCAAGATTAATATTTTCGTACTAGCGACTATCTTCTTTTGGATAGTCGCTTTTGATTTTAGAAAGGATTGAAAAAACATGAGTGTACAACAATCTATAGTTAAAGCCGTAACCAACCATGGGACGCTCAAATGGCCGATATTATTCTAATGTCATGGGGTGCTGATATGTCTTCATCTGGTGGCGCTGGTGGGCATGTCGGAGCGATGATCGATGATACATACTTCATTTCTTGCGACTATTCGACACAAGGAGCAGTCGGACAAGCTATCAATACCTATCCTTGGAACGACTACTACAGCTGGAATAAACCAGCTTATATCGAGGTTTGGCGATATGCTGATACGGCACCACAGACCAACAATCAAGCGAACACAGCCGTCCAACCGAAAGATAAGGCCTTTTACCAAGCAAACGAAGTTAAATACGTCAACGGTATCTGGCAGATCAAGTGTGATTACCTAGCACCAGTAGGCTTTGACTGGACCGAAAACGGTATTCCCGTGTCTTTGGTAAACTGGGTTGACAAGGATGGAAACAACTTGCCGGACGGTGCGGACAAAGACTTCAAAGCTGGAATGTTTTTCAGTTTTGAACTAGACGAAGCCCATATCACAGATACCGGCAAGGGCGGATATTATGGTGGTTACTATTGGCGCTTGTTTGAATTTGGCCAATTTGGACCAGTCTGGCTTTCGTGTTGGGACAAGGACGATTTGGTGAATTATTATAGCTGAGGTGGTGAATTATGCGCATTAATTCAACGAACCTAAAACAATTTGAAGGAGGGGCAGTCGTCAAGCAAGGCGACTCTGCCTCACTTTTTGGATATGAGCTACTGGACGAGCAAATGCGCCCTATTAGTGATCTAAACGGCAAAAATGCTACAATACGAATCTTTAATCAAAAAGGAAAGGCTACATTTGAGAGTACAGTAGATAATTCAAAAGTTACTTTTAAAATAAGCAAGCCCCTACCGATTGGATCTTATTTGGTAGAAGTCGTTTGTGACGGGTATATTTTCCCAAGTGACCGCTCGACACGTTTGGAAATCACACGTTCAGCAGACGAATTTACAAGCGTGGAAGTTCTTTCGCTTGTAAGAAACGATGTCAAGACTGAAATCGACAAGTACATTGCAGAACATCCAAATGGACCACAGACGGAAGAACTACCAGATCTAATCGTACTATATAACCTAGCTAAAATTTAAAAGGAGAAATAAATGACTTTAAACACACAAAACCTCACACAATTTGCACAGGCCGTTGGTGCTGACGTAAAAGAAATCAAGACCACGCTTGCTAATAAAGCTGACAAGTCTGAGCTTGGTCAAGGCGGGATCACACAACAACAATTGGAAACAGCAATTCAAGGGGTGAAAACCGCAATCCTTGGCGAGGGTGTGCCAGAAGAACTTGACACTCTCAAAGAAATCGCAGACCGTATTGCTAACGGTGCAGGATCAGCAGATCAGGCTATCGTGTCTAAAATGACAGAGCTTGGTCAAAAATTTACTGACTTGGAAAATACCGATTTTGCACAGATTTATAATACCGCTAAAAATACCCTCTAAGGAGGTGAAGCATGGATAAACTAAAACAAGTTATTCAGGCGATTGGGGTTGATATAGGTGTGCTTCAAGGACAACAGACTTCATTTTTATCAACCTCTAAAGCATACGAACTATTTCCAACCTATACAACCTTGCAATCCCAGATGGCCAATAACATCAAAGACAAGCACCTTGAATTGGGTCTGGATGCATTGATTGATACAAAATTGGCAAATGGCGGTGATCCATTCGTAACACGCTCTAAAATCCCGACAATCGACACAAGCCAACTGGCCAGCAAAAACGATCTTGAGGAATTAAAGCGTTCGGTAGGATCTGGTGGCAGTGCTGGAACGGAATTAAAAGGTCAAGGCTTCCCATACTCGCTAGACGCAGAAATCGGAGTTACTTACATTGATACCACAGCAAAAAACGGTGCTTTCAAGTGGATTAAGAAACGTGCTGGCGTTGGCCGTGATAACTGGGTTGTTTTGGCAGGCGACACGGGTCGAGTTCGGGCAAAGAACGTTCAATCAGTTCTTGGTGCGTCATTTATGGAGTTTAGACGAATTAACTCCACGGTAGAAATCAATTTTGGTGGCCTCTCTTGGGGTTGGTTCGGTATCAAGCGCAGAGGTGCGGCGGGATACGTTCCACAAGGTTCAGACCGCGAGCGTAACGTGGTTATCTTGAATGTTAACAGCGTACCGGTTGGTTTTCGTTCCACTGGTTCAAAACTAGGCATGATTACCAACGACAAGGGCCAACGGCTCGGTACATGGTATCTGGGCGGTCCGGGGGATAACAATCAATTTCGTTTGCAATTTGATGATCCCGTGCCAACGGATCGAGATATCGGAGATATCCGCTTCTCCAGTGTGATATATACCACGGACGACCCTTGGCCAGAGACTTTATAAGATGATTTAACCCCTCCTTTTTTGGAGGGGCTTTTTCTGTTATAACAGACATTTCAAAGATTGTCTGTTATAACCTCAAACAATTATCGAAGAATCTTTTCCTATTAAATGACTTCCTTTTATGTCTAAGATGAAAAATAAAACTTGAACTTTCTTGGAAGCTATGCTAAACTAACAATGTGAGCAATGAACTTGTGGAGTTTTAGAAGTCAGTACCTAAAACAGACCCTAAAACCTAAAAACAGCTATATAATTGAGTTTTAGAAACTCCCACCGGCTCCATATATAGTTTCTAAAGTTTTCTAAAAGTTTCTAAAACGTTGTAAAAACAACGTTTTTTATTTTATACTTCCTATTCTTTTTTGAACCTTTTTGAAACTAACAGACCCAAAAACAGACCCTTTTTTATCCAAAGGGTCTGTTTTTTTGTTATTTGTTTAAAAATCAATGTAGTTTGCGAATTTCTCACCAATATCATCCTTGGCCTCTCTGGTGATGTGCGTATAGATGTTCATGGTTGTTTTTAAATCTGAGTGTCCAAGTCTATACTGGACCTGTTTGAGTGTCATTCCAGCTTCGAAGCATAGGCTGGCATGTGTGTGTCGGAAGCCGTGGATCCTAATAGGACGCACATCCGAATCTTTGACAATTTGTTGTAGCCATTTCCGTGGTAGTGTTCCTGGTATTGGTTTTCCAAATTCATTCTCAAAGATAAAAGTAGTAGTAGGATTCATTTCTCTCCACTCTGTGAGCAGTTCACTTGTCTTTTCGTCCAAGCTGATCAATCGGTTGCTACTTTTGTTTTTTGTAGGACCGACAGATTCCCCGTCAAATCCTCTCGTAATAGCTTTGTTTATGTTCAGAGTGTTATTGGTCCAGTCTTCCCATTTGAGGGCTAAAACCTCCCCTTTTCGAGCCCCTGTAAAGGCTAGAAGACGAAAGAGGACTTTCTTTCTCAGTTCATCTGTTTTGTCTACTAACTTAAGGAAAGATTTCAGTTCCTCCTTGTCGTAAAAATCGCTATCTGTATCTACTTGCTTTCTGACAAGCGTTGTTACACTCTCAACCGGATTGGCGGAGATGTAGCCATGTCTGATAGCGTACTTACATATGTTATTCATCAAGCCTTTCATTTTACGTCCATAAACAAGTTTTTTGGACCATTCATTGACTTGTTCCTGAAGTTGCAGAGGAGTGAGAGTAGAAATATTCTTATCTCCTAAAGTCGGATAGATATGATTTTTTATATTCCGTTCAGTTTTTATGTAGGTGCTATCCTGTACAGTCTCAGCATATTCCTTGAGCCATTTTTCAGCGACTTCCTCGACAGTGATTTCCTTGACAGTGATTTCCTCGCTATTTTCGAGGTCAGTTTGAAGTTGGAGCAGTGCTGCTCTTGCTTTAGCTTTTGTCTGAAACCCCTGACGCTTTACATACTTGTCCTTTCCATTTTCTTTACCGACATAGATCCTAAACTTATAGGCTGTATCGCCATTTTTCTTTTTGTAAGACTTTATTTCCATTGTATTTTACCTCATTTCTTGATAAAATGGGTATAAGAAAGTGCCCTTTTTAATGGCTTTTCTTATACAGCATTCCTCACACTCAATTTTTGGCGAAGGCGAGTGTGGGGAGTTTTTTGTTTTATTCTAACTAATTAGTGAATTATATTCGTCTTTGACCATTGTTTCATCAGCAATGGTCTTTAATTTGTACTTTTCCATAAAATTTATGTAATTGAAATCCCTGACATCTTCCATTAATTGTAGCTCTTCTTCTAGCAAGTGATGAATCATGCTTCTATCCGCTTGCAATTCGCACAACTCTCTATTTAACTCATATTGAGCAGGAGTATGCTCTTTGTGACCCAATTCGTGCAAAGCAACTTGCTTTTGATCTTCAACTGATAAATTAATATCTAACGCTAAAATGTTCAAAGTAGGATTAAAGAAACCAGGGCTATGCCAATCACTTCCGTCAAAGTAACATAGGTTTACACCCTCTTGGGCGCAAAGCTCTTTTACAGTCATAAGTGCACCTCTATTTATTTTTCAAATGTGCCTCCAGAACCGCTGTAATGAAATCTATGTCATCTTCTGTCAATGGTTTCCCATCAAATAACATAGATTGCGCAGCAATATCTCTGAGGTCCAATGGTGCAGAAGCATCACCATCTCTTGCAATATTTGAATTTTCCGTGCGTCCCAGCAGGTAGTCGATGGACACATCAAAATAATCTGCAATTTGTTGTAATCTTTCAGCAGATGGCTGATTTCTTTTCAAGCCATACAAAGAATTTTTTCCAATCCCTAGTTTTTCTTCTAATTGATTTAGAGAAATTCCCCGCTTTTTAGCCAATTCTTTAATAATTTCAAATGTCGAAAACATTGAATTATCAACCTTTCTAATGAATTGACAAAAAATATTTAGTAAATACGCAAAAAAGTGCTTGACAAATTCTTGCGTATACGCTAAAATAGTTTTTGTAAAGTTAAAGAGTTAGTTAAACAACATATAAAGCACTTCTAAAAAAAGATAGCTTTGGCGAGCGGTATCGTTTAGAAAGAAAATGTCTTTAAATATGTCTTTTTTACTATGCCTTAATTTTAGCAAATACACTAAAACAAGTCAAGTAAATACATAAAATAATTAACTAATTCTTTAACTGTTACAAAAAACAGAAAGGAGTTAGGCAGCATGAGCCAACAACACAAGAAATGGAATGAACTTGTAGAAGAAGAACTCCACAAGCGTGGATGGACTCGTTCTGATCTTGCAACTGTGGTCGGGGTTAGCCCAGCGATGATTACACAGATGTTCAAGAATGGAAAAGGCAGTGATAATTTGAAATTGCGCATAAATAAGAAATTGCGAATCTCAGAATCATGGGAAAAATTTGAGGAAGGATAAATGAACGAAATTACTTTATCAAATAATCTAGCTCAGATAGAACTTGAAATTAGTTATCATAAGCAAATAGCTGGTCAGTCAATCTGGGAAATCGGCAGACGACTCAATCACGTCAAAGAGAAAGATCTGGCACATGGGCAATTTATGGAATGGCTCAAAAAAATAGAATTCAGTCAGACGGTTGCTAATCAATTTATGAAGGTAGCAAAAGAACTTCCAAATTCTGTGACGTCACAGAATTTAGGAATTAACGCTCTCTACCTCATCGCAACTCTTCCAGAAGAAGAGAAAGAAGAGCAGATCCAACGCATTGAAGATGGTGACACTCCAACAGTGCGAGAGCTGCAGGAAGTCAAGAAAAAACTCAAGCTCAGCAAGCTAGTAAACGAACGTCTACGAGCTGAGAACGAGAAAATCAAGTCTTCCAAGACCGAAGTCAAGGAAACCATCAAGGAAGTCGTACCAGACGATTACAAGGCCACACAGGACCTTAACAGGCAATTGCTGGAAAAGAATAAGGAACTCTCTAAAACCGTGAAAGCCATGGAAGAACGCTCCGAATTTATCGAAAAGCAACTTGCTGACACACTGGCTCAGCGTGAAGAGGTCGATAAGAAATCTGCACAGTATGATGAATTGACACGAGCGATTGAAGAATCACAAGGGCAACTCAACAGCGTACAGAAGCAAATCTTAGCTTACAAGAATATCACAAGCCTACTTCAAAAAGGAAATGACTTTTTAGCAAGTATGGGTGGTCTAATCTACGCAGACGAAGAGAAAGTCCTTAAAGCAGACGGAATCATACGAAACGAATTTGATAGTTTTATCAGTCGTGGACTTCGTTTCTTCAATGACCTGAACGATATTCGCAAAGAAAGCAACATTTTAGAAGGAGAATTTGAATAATGAATGAAGTGACAATTCAGCCTACCGAGTTAGTGGTAGAAGACGCAATGATCCATGCGCTCCAGGAATTAAAAAAGCTGAAAGAAGGCCAGTCCATCTTATCAGCTGATGTTGATTATCTGAAAAATGAGCAACCGGTCAACCCTTCGGTCTGTCTAGCATTGGAAAAAATGCGTAAGAAAAAAGTCGTGGCATTGCTAGGTGGTAAAGACAGCCAGGCATACCGTGACCGACATTTCGCACAATCCGTATTTTCACAGGCTGCTAAAGACTTCAAGGACTATTTCCGAATTCCACGCTACGACTTATTGAAGCGCAAGGACGAGGAAAAAGCTTTCGACTATTGGGATAGTTGGGAGCCATCAGCAAATACCAAACTTGAAATAAAAAATCGTAATGGACAGATGAGTTTAGTCGGGTAGGTAGAAACAAATGAGCGAACCTTTAAAAAAGACATTGCAAATCGAAAATCTAGAAATTAAGATCAGCAGTGATTCTAGCATACCTCACGTTATTTTAAATGGAGTTGATTTTCAAGCTGAAGATATCGGTTTACAAGGAATAAACATTGTTTGGGAGACAAGCAAGGACGAAGTACCTGAAACTCTGATCCAAATCGACTATATTAATGGTCGGGAGCATCCTAAAGAGATATCAATTAAGCAATCATTTCCTAATACTCTACTTAAATAAATTGTATAAGGAGAAATAAATGAAAATAAAATTAAAAAAAGAACTTGTTAAAAAACAAGTCCTTAGTTCAAAAGATGGGAAAACTTCTGTAAAACTTAGTGATTCGATTATTCACTTTCAAAAGTAATTACAAGTTTACCATCAACAGTATTGGAAATTGGTTTTCTATTAGACCAAACTTCATTGTCTTCACTTTTAACTAATAGAACTAAACCATTTTCATGTACTGACAAGAAATCAATAAATCTCTCGTTATCTACTGTTGTAGCAAATTTCAAAACAGATTTAGATGATGGATCAACACTGTCTACATCTGAGGTTGAAAAACGATATGGCAAGAAACTTACTTCATTAGGCAACATTTCATTAATGTAATTCATAGATTCCCTCCTTTCATAAAAATTGACAGACGATTTTCATAAGGAGTAAGAGGTCTTATTTAATCGTTTTTTGTCAGTAGTAAGTTAACACAATAATATAGAAAGGTCATCGGTCTGGAGATGGATTTTGAAGATGAAATTATAAAGTTATCTGACTTGCTAATTGAACAATCAGAAACTTATAGTGAAGCTTTGATTAAGTTACAAAAGCTCACAAAAGATATAGCTCATGAAGTAATTTTAAGAGCTATAGAACAAAAGAAAAATAAAGAATAGAAAGGATTAAAAAAATGGTCCTAGAACTATTTGGAACAGAATTTAAAGATAAACTCTTTGAAGAGCTGGTTTCACTCAATATAAAAGCTATGGAAGAAGCCAAACGCAGACAAAGCAGACAAATTACATGGGTACCGATCAAACAGCTACAGGAAGCAACCGGCTGGGGCAGAACCAAGCTCGAAGAATGGCGTGATCAAGGAAAATTCCAATTTCAACAGTCCGGAAAGGGCGGGAAGTATCTCTACAATTTGGAAGATGTTCAGCGATTCTGCCGAAGCTTGCAAAAATAAAAAAAGCGCCTTAAGAAAGGCACTTTGAAAGAACTATAAACTAATTATAACACAGGAATTATTTTTATAAAAGAATATTGGAGGAATTAACATGTTAACAGAAATTTTAGTCGGAGTATTAATTATTGTGGTCCTATTTCAAATGATTATCATCAGCTCAATTAGTGAGCGATGCAAGGAATCAAAACGAGAACTAAAAAAGATGATCGCTGAACAACAACGTATTCAAGAAGCACGAGAAGCAATGCGTTTCGGATATCGTAGATAGGAGCTGGTTTATGGCAGAAAATAACACAATCCTGCCTCACGATCTCCTTGCTGAACAAGCAGTAATCGGATCAGTATTTGTCGATCCAGATAAGATCCTCATTGCTTCTGAATACCTCACAAAAGAAAGTTTTTACAAACTATCACATGGCATCGTCTTTGAAATCATGGAAGATTTGTCGGACAGGGGAGAACCAATCGACCCCGTATCAGTTAAATCAGCACTTGACTCAATAGGCGAATTTGATCGAATCGGTGGGATGGCATTTCTCGCTAGTCTTATCAATGCTGTACCAACCAGTGCTCACATTGAGCATTATGCCAAGGTTGTAGCCGAAAAAGCGAGAGCACGAAAGGTTATTGAAGATCTCAATCAAACGATAGCTAACGTATATGATGGTCAATCAGATCTAAATGACATACTTGTCCAGACCGAGCAAGCTTTATCAAATATAGCAAATGACAAGCAGACTGGATTTCGTCCAATCATCGATGTCATTGATTCCACACAGTCAATTATTGACGAGCGATCACAGCGTGTTGGTGACGTAACAGGAACACCAACAGGCTTCACAGACTTTGATAATATCACGACTGGTCTACATACTGACAATCTGATTATCCTTGCAGCACGGCCAGCAATGGGAAAAACAGCTTTCGCTCTAAACATCGCCCAAAATGTGGCAATAAGAGCTGGAAAACCAGTGGCAATATTTTCGCTAGAAATGGGAGCAGAAAGTCTTGTAGAGCGTATGCTCTCAGCCGAAGGACTGATTCCGTCATACCATGTAAGGACAGGTAATCTTTCAGAAAGTGAATGGCGCAGGATGATCCTTGCTCAGGAACAACTTGCAAAAGGAAAAATCTATATTGACGATACAGCAGGAATTCAAATCGCTGAGATTCGATCCAGAGCCAAGCGCTTGTCTCAAGAAACTGGCGGTCTTGGATTGATTGTAATCGACTATCTCCAGCTAATTACTGGTAGAGGTCGAGAAAATCGACAACAAGAGGTGTCTGAGATATCTAGACAGTTGAAGATATTAGCAAAGGAATTGAAAGTTCCAGTAATTGCATTAAGTCAGCTATCTCGTGGGGTTGAACAGCGAAACGACAAAAGGCCTGTGCTCTCAGATTTGAGAGAATCAGGATCGATTGAGCAAGATGCCGACATAGTAGCATTTCTCTATCGAGAGGCCTATTACAAACGTGAAGAGCAGGAGGAACCTGA